GACTGGCCCAGGCCGTAAGGCAATACACGGGCAAGAGCTTCGCCAACGGTGTGACGGTATCTGGCGTGATCGAAAGACCGCGTGAAGCACCTCCCATCAAGGATCAGGGCAGCATCGACAAGATAGTCGATCAATGGGGGCAGAAGTTCGGCGGCATGGACAACGCCAAGAAGGTGGCCTTGCTGCAAGAGGGCATGACCTTCAAACCCGTCTCTATGAACAACGTCGACGCCGAGGTGCTGGGGATCCTCAAAACCACCGGTACCGATATCGCCAGGATCTACAAGATCCCGTTGCCTATGGTCAACGACCTGGAGAAGTCCAACTACAACACCCTTGAGCAACTGATGATTCAGTTCGTGGTGTTCGCGTTGTTGCCGTGGGTCAAGCGCCATGAACAGTCGATGATGCGCGACTTCCTGTTGCCCACTGACCGGCGCAACTACTTCATCGAGTTCAACCTTTCCGGGTTGTTGCGTGGTGATCAAAAGAGCCGCTACGAAGCCTATGCCATTGGACGGCAGTGGGGTTGGCTCAGCGTCAATGATATCCGGCGTCTTGAAAATATGCCGCCGGTACCTGGTGGCGATATCTACCTGCAACCACTGAACATGGTGGATGCAGGTAAGTCCGGCGCCGACCTGACCAATCCCGCTGTGCGTGCTCAACTTGAAATGCAGCAAGCGGAAATCGAGAGGATTCTGGCGCAATGAAAAATTACCTTCGAGCCTCCAGCCTGCTGTTCAATCAGCCGCTGTTGGTGATGCCTGATATGTTGGACCTGGGGGTTCGCTGGGCCAACCAGGTGATGAGCTTGAACATCGTCAACATCGGCGCCCAGGGCGCTCCCGGCTTGTGGTCGGATGATGGCATGGACCGCATCGCGCAGCGCGAAGAAGAGCGCCGAACTGCGATCGCTCGCACTGGTATCGAGGTGATTCCGGTCAGTGGCGTGTTGGTCAGTCGTGGCAGCCATATCGGCATGTGCGAGACGATGACCAGCTATGAACAGCTGCGTAGCCAGATCCGCAACGCGGTTGCCGACCCAATGGTCGAGCGGATCGTGCTAGATATCGACAGCCCCGGCGGTTCTGCTGTAGGGGCATTCGAACTGGCGGCAGATATCCGCGCGATGTCCCAGCAGAAGCCCATCACCGGCATCGTGAACTTTATGGCCTACAGCGGCGGCTACCTGCTCGGCTCAGCCTGTAGCGAACTGGTGGTGAGCCAGACCAGCGGTGTCGGCTCCATCGGGGTTATCGCCAGTCACATGGATCGCTCCAAGATGGAGGAGGGCATGGGCGTCAAGGTGACCACCGTGTTTGCTGGGGCTCATAAAAACGACCTCACGCCTCACGAGCCGCTGAGTGATCAGTCGCTCAAGTATCTCAACGATGTTGTGCAAGAGAGCTACCAGCTCTTCGTCAACGCCGTCGCCGAGTACCGGGGGCTGTCCGTTCAACAGGTTATGGCGACGGAGGCCGGGCTGTATCGCGGCCAGGCTGGCATCAGCGCTGGCCTGGCCGATCGCCTGCAGAACCCACAACAAGCCGTCGATGACCTTTCCCATTCTGTCGCGGTAAGCCGGGCGAACCGCCAGGGCGGCCGAATTGCGGTACGCGCCGCTGCACTGAATCTTCAAACACTGATCTGACCGCGTTCGCGGCAGTCGTCGAAGCCCGCCTTGTGCGGGTTTTTTAATGCCCAGGAGGCACCATGTCCCTTGTACTTCAAATGCGTAGCGAACGCGCCAAGCTGGTCGAGCAGGTCCAGGCACTGGCGAAAATCGAGGCGGACGGCGGTAGTCTTTCCGCCGAGCAACTGACTCAGTTCACCCAGTTGGAAGCCCAGGTCAATGAGCTGACCGCCAAGATTTCTCGGGCTGAGGCTACAGAGCGCCTTGTTGCCGCAAGCGCTGTGCCGCTGACTGAGAGCGCCCAGGGCAATAACAGCCCGCCTACACACATTTCAGGCCCGCATGCACCACAGCTCGCACCTGGTGTGCGTATGGCTCAGATGGTTCGCCTGCTTGCTGCTGCCCAAGGCAACCAGCAACAGGCGGCTTTAATGGCGCAACAGGGCGGCTACTCGCCCGAAGTGGCTATGGCGCTGAACACGGTCACGCCAGGTGCTGGTGGCGTTTTGGTCCCAACGAACTTTTCGTCCGAGATCATCGAAGCGCTTCGCCCCATGTCGATTGTCCGCAAGATGGGCACGCGAAGCCTGCCGCTGAACAATGGCAACCTAACCCAGCCTCGTATCACCGGCAACACGGTGGTGACATACATCGGGACTGATACCGATATCCCAATCACCGGCATGACCTTCGCCGACACAAAGCTTTCTGCAAAAAAAGCCGCAGCGATCGTGCCGATCTCAAATGACTTGATTGCGAATGCGGGAGTCAACCCTCGTATTGATGGCCTTGTCGTTGAGGATCTTTCCGTTTCTATGGGGCTTTCCGAAGATCTTCACTTCATTCGGGCAGATGGTTCCGGTTCGCTGCCGAAGGGGATGCGTTATTGGGCGCTGCCATTCAATATTTTGACTGCGCCTGCAGTAGCTGACCTCACCCTTGAGAAGATCGACCTGTTCTGCGGTGGAATGATGCTTCGCATCGAAACTGCGAACGTGATGATGAAGTCCTGTGGTTGGTTGATGCATCCGCGCACGCTGCGCTGGTTGCAGACGCTGCGCGATGGCAACGGTAACAAGGCGTATCCCGAAATCGAACAGGGTTTGTTCAAGGGCTATCCCGTGGGCCTGAGCAATCAGATTCCAGTGAACCTCGGCGCTGGCGGTGATGAGTCCGAATTCTACTTCGTGAACTTCGCCGACATGATGATCGGCGAAGACATGGACCTGACGATCTCGTTCAGCAACGAAGCGTCTTACAAGGACGCAGACGGCAATATGGTCAGCGCCTTCCAGCGCGATCAGACCCTGGTGAAAGTCATTGCGAAGCATGACTTCGGCCCACGACATGTGGAGTGCATCGTCGTCGCTGTCGCCGTCAAGTGGGGCGCGGGCATGTAATCCCCTTTGCCCCGCCAAGGCGGGGCTTTGCATCTCAGAGGTCAATGCGATGAGCGAAAAAATTGTGGTGCGTTTCCTGAAAGCCTGGCGTGGTTATTCAGTGGATGAGCTGGCAGGGTTCGATCCTGCAGTTGTTGAAGGCCTGGAGTTGAAGGGGTTCGCTGAAGTCTATGAAGACGCTGGAACCGGATCAAAGTCGAAACCGACAAAAGGATCAGCCTCGAAACCGGGCAACAAAAAAGCAGCTGGCAAGGGTGCAAAAAAGGATCAGGCCGATGATGCTGGCGGTGAGGGCGGTGAGGGCGGTGAGGGCGGTGAGGGCGGTGAGGGTGGCGAGGGTGGTGCTGGCACCGGTGATGATGGCGCCGATGACGCGAAGCCATAAATCATGGCCCGTCGAATTGGGTACATCGGTGATCCGGTCCTGACGCTTGCCCAGGTGGCCTTCCAGTGCCGTGTTGAGCCGGAGGACATGGCGCCGGAGCTGATCGAGCAAATCATCATCCCTGGCGTCACCGCACAATGCGAGTCGAAAACGGGCGCGGCTATTCGGGGTGCTGTGTACGAGGAAGAGTGGCCAGCGGATCGACAGGGTGGTCATGCGCTGGATGTCGGCCAGGCGACTGAGATTGTTTCGCTGTTCGCCCTGCAGGCCAGTGGCAGTTGGGTGGAGCAGGTCGGGCCGTTTGAACTGCGCCAGGATCAGCGGGAAAGCTTTCTGCACTTCCCCGTAGTTCGGCCTGCTGGGCGGCTGCGCATCAGGTACAAGGCAGAGCTTGATATTGAGCTGCATCCTGGTGTGCGCAATTGGCTGTTGATGGCAGCGGCGACGATCTACCGATATCCAGAAGTGTTCCTGGTCGGGCAAACAGTCGCCGAATTGCCGTCATTGTTTCTCGATCACCTGGTGGCGGATATCACCGTTCCTCCGAGGTTCTGAATATGGCCATGCGTGAACCGAGTGCCGGCGAGTTAGACCGGCGCATCCTGGTGCGATTGCGGTCTGACATACCTGCCCAGGACCTGGGGCTAGATTCGGTGTTCACTGATCAGAAAAAGCGGTGGGCGAAGATCGAGCCGGTTGGAACCGCCGTTTATGCAAACGGCGTCCAGACTGATGCGAAGATCACCCATCGGGTGACTTTTTACTTTCTGAAGGGCATGAGCGAGTCGCACGAGGTTGTGCATGGCGCGACGATTTATCGAGTGCGTCGGGTCGCGGACATGAATGGTAATCGTCGGTTTACCTTGCTTGAGGTCGAGGAGTTAGGGCCGGGGCAAGCTGGGGGAGGGATCTATGGCTAACTCAGCATCTATTGACGGCTACTTGCACGTTGAGGGTTATAACAACCTGCCGCGCGATATTTTCGATAAGCGAAAAATTCGTGCCGGGATGCGTAAAGCCGGGCGTTTAGTGATGCAAAGAGCACAGATGAATCTTGCTCTCGCTCGCGGAGAGGAGGGGTACCCCGTCAACCGTACCGGGGCGACCTTGGAGTCGATCACCTTCAAGGTTTCCCGCGCGGGTTTCCTGGTGAAGGTGGCACCTCATAAGACAAGCAGGATGGAAGAGTTCTATCCGGCTTACCTGCACTATGGGGTTAAGAAAGGCCCACGGCTTGGCAAATTGGCGCCTGGTAAAGGCAAGGGAAAATCCAACCGACGCGCCGCCGGCGCACGTGCAGCGGCTCTTGCTGCTCGTGCTGCAGGTGAATGGCGGATCAAGCCCCGCGACAACTACATGGCCGATGCGCTGCAGGATTCCAAGTCCGAAGTGCAGGCCATTCTTTCTGCGGCGTTCGCTGCGGCACTGAGCTGACTCCAGCCAGTATTTGTTGGCACCTCTAAACCTGGAACACACGATGAAAATCAGTCTGATCGTCGCGCAGTTGCGTGCGTACTGTCCTGCCTTTTCCAACAGGGTATCGGCGGGTATCGATTGGGACGCAGTGGCCAGTAGCGCCAAGCTGAGTCACCCCTCGGCCTACGTTATAGCGGCAGGTGACGAAGCGTCCGCCAACGATGTGGTCAACGCCATCCGCCAGGATATTACCGACCTGTTTGACGTGATCCTGGTGCTCGATAGCACCGACGAGCGCGGCCAAGAGGCCGCAGATCTGCTGCACGATTTGCGCGCGAGCCTATGGAAAGCGGTGGTGGGCTGGAAGCCGAGCGTCGAGTACGACCCCATCACGTACGGCGGCGGAAGTTTGATCTTCATCAATCGCGCCCGTGTTGTGTACCGCTTCAGCTTTGAGGCTGCGTTTCAACTGGGACGCAATCGGGCATCCGAGCCCGCTGAAACCTGGGAGGAATGGAAACTTGACGGCCTCCCGGCGTTTAAGGGCATGGACGTCGATGTCGATTTTATCGATCCCTCTGACCCAAGCCTAAAAACGCCTGGCCCAGATGGCCGGATCGACGCGAAGTTTTCCGTAGACCTTCCCCAACCGTAAGAGGATTTCTCATGTCCCGCATCACTGTGTACCCGGCTGAGGGCCGGAAGACCCCGGACCCGGAGGCCGGTGATTATTTGCCGCCCGAAGGCCGTGCAGTTCCTCGCAACACCTATTGGTTGCGGCGCTTGAGTGACCAGGACGTCACTGAACAGGCACCGACGAAAACCAAAGCCACCACCAAACCTGCCGCCGATGTCGCCGCGGCTGAATCTGGGAGCGCTGAGCAATGAGTGAAGTCAGCTTTAATAATATCCCCAGCGACATTCGGGTGCCGCTTTTCTACGCCGAAGTTGATAACAGCCAGGCGAACAACGCGACATCCAGCATGGCGCGACTCATCGTCGCCCAGGTCAACGACGACTCGGTTGCCGAGGAGATCGGACACTTGACCTTGGTCTCCAGCCTTGGGCTGGCCAAGAGCATCGGCGGCGTTGGTTCGATGCTGGCACAGATGTACGAAACCTGGCGCTCCAGCGATCCCGCTGGCGAGGTTTGGTGCTTGCCGGTTAAAGGAGTGGGCACCAAGGCCGCTGGCACGGTCACCATCACGGGGGCTGTTACCGCCGGCGGGGTGATCAACCTGTACATCGGCGGAACCCGTGTACGCGCCACGGTGGCGACCGG